AATAATGTAATTACTGATAATATTCCGATTATTATATATAGTGCCATTAATTCAGTCATAAATTTATATCCTTTATTGATTCTACTTTAGTTAATTTTGGATATAATGGTTTTATTTCATCCAATCTATTACTATTGTATTGTGTATACTTATTATTTATAGCATATACGATTAATCCTAATTCACATGCATTTCCAATGTCTAATTCGTTGTCATCAATCCAGATATCTAATTCCAATTCTTCAAATATTTTGGTTTTAGCGTTTGTTTTCTGTTCTACAAAATGTATACTTTCGAAAAAATTATCATATTCAGATGTCCTTGATAGATTCCCATCTTTATGTGATATAACAATTTTACTAAAATCATGTATTAACATTTGTACAGTTTCGATTTGTACACTAGGTTTTCTTGCTGATATAACATATAATTTATGTCCGTCAAATTTCCATTCTAGTAATTTATTTCTAACTCCATCGTATAATTTTAATCTGCCCATATAATCTGGTTTATCAAAATATGCAAAAACTAGATCTGTAAAATATTTAGGAAATTTGTTTATACTTTGATTGTCGTATAACCAGTGTTTCACATCTTCAGATTTGTATGTAGTTCCTAACAAAGAACTAACTTTATCCACTACATCCAAGTGATACATCGTTTGATCTATATCTAATCCTATTTTCATTTTCTATTTCTCCGTTGTTCGAAAATCTCTCACATCAATTTTATTTCTTTTATATGGTTCTGTTTTGGGAATTCTAACATCTTTCCTTTTTTTATCTCTTCCGTATAATCTATTTGTTTCTTTCTTTGATAACTGTTTCACTACTTTTCTCCGTTAATATTACCCTAATGGGATTTCGTTGTTAATACTTTTCCTAAATATAGAATCTTGTTTCATTACATTATGTACATAGTTTTTAGTTTCATTTACCAATCTATTCATTAAGTCAGTCTCTAATGAATCTAAAGTAACTCCATTCATGTGCTTTCTGTACAATCCCCATCTGTATGCTTGCCTTCCTCCTCCATTAAAGAAGGCTACGGAGCGTTCTAAGTCACCTTTAGAGTTTTTGGGTACTTTGTATAGGAAATCTAAATACCACGCTGTAGCCCTTATATTGAACTTATAATCGTATACTAATGTATCGGTATATACCAAATTCCATTCTCTAGCTATCCAATACGCAGTTGTCGGCATTAATTGGCCCATTCCTTCTGCTCCTGCTGGACTTTCTCTATATGCACCAAATCTACTTTCATTATAAAATATAGATGCTAATAATGGTATACTGATTGTTTCGTATCTATTTGCAGTATTAACGATTTCTTCTGCATACATATAAGATAATTCTGAATCTATATTTCTACTACTATCAATTATACGTTGTACACCTTGAATCGACAATGCAAATTTATTCATTCTAAGTAATATTTTATTTGTCATTTCGGATATTCTGTCATTTGTTATTACTTCTGATTTTGTTGATTGGTGATTATTGTACAAACCAAAACCAATTAATACTAATACCATAACAACTATATTAATATATCCTTTGTATTTTGTCATTTATTTTTCCCTTTATAAAATTAAATAAGATATTGGTAATATATAATAAAATACCAAAAATGCAAGGAAAAACGTAATTATTTTGATTTATGCCGAATTTAGTTGAATTTGGGTGTTTCATAGGGTATTTTTTTATTTATTTTTGTTTCATGGGTATAATCTATATATCATTAAAGAATCTTCTAACTTGCTATATTTATTATACGATTTAATTGCAGCATCAAAATCATCACAATCAATTATAATTTGTCTATTTTCTATCATATGCATACATTATTGGTTGTGGTTCTTCTAATGAATAAATCGTTTTTAACTTTCTAGTTTTTGTTATGATTGGTACAGTTGTTATAGATAAATTTAAATCAAGCATTTCATCATAACACTCTATTATTATTTGTCTATTTTTTATAAACACAATAATCCCTTAACATATACTCTTTAACAGCATTATCCCACACATATCTAGGATATATTCTTCCGTTTCGACTTCCCGTTTTTGATCCATAATCAACACCCATAATATAATACGACACACAATCGATTATAATTTGTCTATCTACAATTATATCGGGTTTTAGGTTAATCAATCCGTTCATATATTTATCTGGTTCTAACTTAACATCACTATACCTATTTAATTCCATTATATATCTCTTCCATCTTATTCCACAGATCTTCCAGTGAACCATCATTAAGTACAGAATATGAAAACTTTTGATATGTATCTAATGCAGTTTCAGATTCATGTTCATTTTCTTTTCCAGTTCGATCTATATCACGATCTACTCTAATCGAAACAACATCAAACTCTGGTTCATCTTCTACTAACATAATCTCATTTGGGAAACGTACATCAGTAATTATGAATACTTGTTTATCAGATTCTTTGATTTTGTTGATCATAATTTTAACCCAATAATCTTCATCTACTCTTTTTCTGAATATTTCTGTACCATATAACTGTAATAGTATACGTGTTATACCGTTTTTGTTTTCATAGAAGTTTTCGTCTTTTGTTCTCATTTTAGAAACAGATTCTAAAAATTCATCATCCCAATTGTATATTTCTACCGTATCTTTTATTTCTTCTTCTAACTTATTCAAATACTCTACCAATGGCTTAAAATCTTCCTTACATCCATCCTTCAGTGCTTGTGCAAAACAATCTTGTACAACAGAAACCTTATCTAATGTATATGCTTCTTCTAAATAATCAGCAAATTGGTTTTTTCCTGAACGCATCTTACCCGATAATAAAATTACCTTTTTCATATAAACTCCTTTCAATCTTCATTTTCTTTATTTATTTCTTCTACTATATTATCAACATCTCCAATATCACCTTCAAAATCAAAATAGTCATCATCTTCATTTATATACGAAATCAAGGTATTATCACATACATCACATTTTAAATCATGTTCTGGTACTTCGTGTTCTGTATGAAAACCAACAAACATACCACAATTAACACAACTCAATGCCAAATAATATTCCTCTAGTACATTTACATTATTTTCAGGATGTTTATATGTATGTGTTTTAAAATATAATTCTTTTAATTTATTCTTTAACTGGTTCCTTGTTAAATCTTGCATCCGTGAACCATCCATAAGTACATCATTTAATCGATCCGAACTTAATGCTACTTCCATTTCATTAGTTTCTATTTCATGCATTTCAGAAATAAATTGACATGCGTTTATAAATCCTAATAAATAACTTTTATCTTTAACTACAATAGGTATCCAATATGGTTTATTGTTTGTATCTAATGGCATATTAAAATATTTTTTTTTCTTGTACAATCTTACTTTATTATTTGATTTTTCTTGCATATAAACTCCTTGGTTGTAAAGATATTTATACGCTCCTACGATATTTGTACAAATCTACAATTGTCTTAATTTGCTCTTTTGTTAGTATTTGTAAATGATATTCTAGCTCACCATTTGCACATTCAAAATATTCACATAATAACTCTCTCGTTTTATCGTCTATCTCTTGTTTCTTTTTCATGTATTTGAAATAACATTTTCTTTTTGGCATCAATGCTTTATAATATGCATGATGTACATCTTTAGGTACATCGAATTTATTAATTTCATTTACTATAGGAACGTACATATCAGTCATAGATATAAATCTATTTATCATAAAATTATTATATGTTTTGGTATGTTCGTCATTATTAATATCAAAATCACCTTTTTCCAATGTTAAATCATTGAGGTGATCAAACAAACTCTTTTTTTTCATAATATATTTTCTTTCTTTTAATCTTTACTCATGTACTCAATGACTTTATCTAATATAGCATCGCATTTTGCAGATACGCCTTTTACATCTAATTTTAAATCGCTTAAATTTGTATTTAATGTTTTGCTGTCTTTTTCTAAATCATGTATCTTATTTCCATGATCTATAATTGTCTTATCTATTCTCTCTATTTTATTAGCTATTTCCGATTTACATTCTTTATCTTCTGATTTAATTTCTTTTTTTAATGTGTCCAATGGTTCTTTCCAAGAAAGATCTTCCTTTGGTTTTTTAAATGCTTTTATTATTCCCCACAAGAACGCAAAGAACGTAATTGAAAGTGATACTATTAAAAATGCTAATGGCCAATCCATGTTAATTTTCCTTTAATTCCAAAAGTTCTTTAAGTAACTTCTTTCTTTTATTTATATTTGTAATTGTACCCACAAAACCATTTTTAGCGTTAATTGGTATTGATTGACCTAATACCCATATATGTTTTCCCTCTACATTAGTTATTCTGAATTCTTGTGCAAATTTATCCCTTGCTTTAATACACCTATTCCACTCCGTTAATACTCTTGCTAAATCTCTAATATGTATGTATTTGATCCAACCATCATCTTTTAACTCGTTTAATGTCGAACCTGTTAAATTTTCATATTTTTTATTAACATATACTATATTTCCATCGTTATCAGTTCTAAACAATCCAACTGGTGATATTTCACATATAGTTTGATAATATTCCTTATATTGTTCTATATTATTTACGGATGTATCCATCTTATTCGATCCTCAATAGGTCTTGTATCTATATGAACCCACGTAGGAGTTTCTAATTCAACACAAGATATATATTTAAAGTCATCTTTATCGGCATTTATTTTTATTAATGCTCTCATTTTCTCTGGTGTATAATCTTTGAATTTTAAATCAAAGGCATTACCTAATCTATGTTGTGAATATAACGCACCCACCGAACAATTTTTAGGTCTAAATCCAGAAAATTGATATTGACCACCCCAAGACCAATTATTTATTGTTATCGAACCATATCTCTCTCTTAATCTATCTAATGTCCATAACATATTAGGATTTAAAAGTTCTATTGACTTTTCACCTCTATCCGAATATGTTTTTTTATCTACGAGTTCTTTTATACTAAAATGTTCTGGCACATATGTAAACATAATTAAATCCTTTTTTAAAGTTTTAATCGATTCAACCAAGCTATTTATCTTTTCTTCTGGTTTCATATATGTATTTATACTATTAAGATTATTCAACCGAACCACTTTTTATGGTTCTTTTATTTTTTGAATTGACTTTTTGTTATTGGAAATGTATATCCACGTTTTTTCCATTTTCCAATAAAAGCATTTCTATTTATATACCATGATTCCGATAATGGGCCTTCTGAACTATGATATACCAGAGTATCTATTATACCAACATCCCAACCTTGATCTAATATTTGGAAACAAGAATCGCAATCATAAAAATGATATCCGTCATATGTATCTTCATCAAATCTAAATGTCTTTGCTATAGATCCTCTGAGAAACAATATGCAGCCGTCTACGGTAACTATTTGTGAATCGTCCATTCCTCTAGATTCTATCATAGGATGTTCTGTGCCATCATCAAAACCCTGTATAATGCGACCTCTGGTATGTACTCTTCTATCTGTAAGCCACCAACCACCGCTCTCTGTAAATATATTGGTTCCGATGATCCCAGCTATACCCACTTTAGTTTTATAGTTAAAATACAATTCTAATTTCTTTTCAAAATTATCATCACGGATCTCTATATCATCATGTACAAATACAACAATATCATTATCGTTTATTTCCATACGATCTAATGTTCTATTATATTTCTCGAATATAGTTCCAGGTTCTCCATCTAAAAATATCTTTGTACTATTACATACTTTAGATATAGATGTTACTGTTTTACTTGCATTTCCTTTTGTGGGTATTATGTATTGGATCATTCGAAACTCCGTTCATTTTTAAATGCTACCTTAAGGTCATCAAAAAACGAATATATTGTTTCCCATGAATCACCCATTAATTGTTCCCAATTTTCTCCATCATATGTACGATACGAAGTACCACATTCATCTTCAAACTCATACATAACAAATTTACTTATTAATTTAAATTTCATTTCAAATCCTTTTAATAAACGTGTACGGATTTAACAAATATAACATTTACACCAATACAAGTTAAGCATGTTAATGAATGTAATATTTTTGGCATTTTAAATTTCCAGAAAAACCAACTATGTTTAGATCAGATATGTACAATTACCACATTAGGACGTGATCTTATATCATCATATATTCTAGTTTCTAATTTATGTTCTTCCAGAAAGTTGTACATATCATCTAATGTTGTTATTGTGTTGTCTGTTGTATTCATATTTTAATTTCCTTTATTATGTATAGGTGGATCAAGGAGATTATGGAATGATTGTAACCGTTAATTAGTCCGTCCTCCGTACATTCCAACAGGACACGGCTTTCAGTTTGTATCTACCTATTCCACCACCTATACATATTTTATTTATATTCGATTATTTCCCTTAATTGAGTTTCGTATAATACACCCTGTTTTTCAACCATAATAACATTATCATTATATATACGTGTTAGAGGCATCGTATCCATTTGCTCTAGATCCAAATAATAATCTTCATCTTCTGAACAATTGATCAAATACCATTGTCTGGTATCGATATTATTGTTTTTTAATTCACGAAGGTATTCTCTACACGTCCAACATTCCTTTACTATGAATACATATATACCATTCCTATTGTCTTGCATATATAATTGTTCTGAATTTAATCTAATCATGTTTACTCCTTTATAAATATTAACAAATATTCGTGTACTTTAACTGTATACCCAAATCGTTTAGCTTGGGGTAACATTATTTTTATTTTGGTTATTTTCTTTCTATTAACTATCACTTTATCAAAAACATTAGCACCAAATGATTGGAACATATCACATATCTCATATTCTAAATCATAATATACATTATTCTTTCTCCAATCACCTACCATTATACAAAACTTTGTGCCTTTTTCGGCTTTATCATAACATCTACCAAATACATGTTTCAATTTTACAATAAATTCTGTCCATGTATTTATTTTATCTAATCCATTTCCATTATATTTTTCGAGATTCCAATATGGAGGACATGTTATCAATCCATTGAAGTATGGTATTGGTTCGGTTGTACTATCCGCTAATATATTAGTAACTCTAAATTTTTTACGTGCATGTGTAATAGCGTCTTTTGATGTATCATATCCAATATAATTTTTCTTAAAATTGTTTGCCCAACAATGACGTTCTCCCCATCCAGCGAATGGGTCGAATATATCAGTTGCTTTTTTTAAAAAATATTCATAACAAATGGTATTTACTTCTTTTGTAAATGGACTATGAGAACTTCTACTACTTTTTTTTGCATGTTCACTAGTTGAAATTTTTCTTACATTCTGTCGATATATATCTAAAACCGAAACGGGTAATATTGAAAGATCGTTTTTTATCATTCTGTTCCCATCAGCTCTAATAACAGTGCTGAAAAGTTTATTTCTTTATCTATTACAAACGAATTTCTATACATATATTCTGCGATCATAATTATTGTTTGTGGTTGTTCTCTAGCAGGAAGCATAGGAACGAACTCACGGTATAAATTTGTGTACATCTCATCATAGTTATACGATTTATCAAGCATATATTTTCTAGCTGCACCAAAGTTTTTACTCAATAAAAATTCATAAAACTCAGTATCGATCTTTTCATAGTTAAATATGTTAGCATCTATAATACCATTTATCGCACTATATTGTTGACATAACTGGATAACTCTTCTTATACTAGGATATGATGTTTCTATTAATTTCGATAATACGTCTTCATCATATTCTACTTTTTTATACTTTAATATACCAATAATTCTTTTGTGTATTTTAGGAATCATATCGTCTTTCATTTTTTTATCTGAAAAATCCATATTAAATTGTTGACATCTATCTTGTAATGGTTGTATGATTTGAGTTTTATAATTGCATGTAAGTATAAATCTACATACCTTATGATATTGCTCTATAAAACCTCTAAGTCCTTTTTGTATATGTTGAGTTCCACCACCATCAATTTCATCTAAAATAACAATCTTAGGTTTACGATTAAATGATTTGGCAGTAGCAAACTTAGCAATAGTATCTCTTAATGTATCTATACCACCTTTAACAGACGCATTTATGTACAGCTTATTTGCTCCTATATCATTACATAATGCTTTAGCTAATGTTGTATTATGATGTATTATTCCGTTTGTAGTATAAAATTCATGAGGATCGCTAACTGCAATATCATATAAATGATTTCGGCCTATTAATTTTTTATTATTAAAATCTTTGATTTTTTTCCATTTACCATCTATCTTTATTTTATGTGTTTTGGCTCCTCTTACTATATTCCCATCAATATTTACTTCAAATGTTTTTAAATCGTTTTTTTTAACATATCCCTTAATTTGTTTAAAACCTTGAGGAGTATTTACTTTAATATCATATTTTCCTTTTTGTTTCTTCCAAAAAATATCATTATCAACACCACATAATTTAAATAAATTTTGAATTGATATTTTTTTATTAACTACATCCATCAATAAACTCCTTACATTGTTCAATCGTTTTCTTTTTGTTTTCTTTATATTCTTTTTCCCATATTATCAAAACTTCAAATCCTTTGGATTTTGCGAATTCTATTTTATCTTTATCTTTCTTCCATTTTTCATTTGCGGCCATTTTCATAGTTTTATTAAAATAATCTTTAGGATATATTTCTGGATTGCAATGCCAATAATCCCCATTATATTCTATTATTTTATTTCCGATAACAAAATCATATGTATATTTTTTATTACTATCTTTAATGATAGTAAATTGAATATTCTCTTTTTTAAGATCTAATATTTTAAATATTTCTTTTTCTGCCTTTGATACTATATACCCATGTCTGATCAATCTTCTTTTTTCTATGTCCCGCTTTTCTTCTGGTGATTTGGCTTTTAATGTATCTTGCCATTTATCTTGTCTAGACTTCCATCTTTTTAAACCTTCCTTTTCCCCAAGACGTTTTATGCATATCTTTTTACTAAATGTTGTCTGCCTTTCTGAAAGTTTTATTTTCGCCTCTTCTATTGAATAACCTTTATAAATCCAATATTTTATATTTGTTGGTTGTTTGTGTTTATTTTTAGAACAATCCCGTTTTAATGAATTTTTCGATTGCCATTCTGATAATTTTTCGATTGCCTCTTCTTCCGAATATCCTTTATTAATCCAAGATTTTATATTTGTCCAATTTGTTAACTCAATTATACATTGTTTATTTCTACAAGTTTTTTGATATCCTCTTACGATTCCGAGAAATTTTGCGTTTCTATCGCAAAACTTGTTATTACATTTTTGATCTTTTAAATTTATATAGTTATCATAATATTGTTTTGGTGTAATTTTATGTTTTTTGATATGCATATTAAATGATTTTGAGCTTTTAGTAGAAAAGTTTTTGCATATTAAACAATTAAGATTTTTCATGTTGTACCTCCGTAACTGATTGTAGTTATATAGAGGTTAGTTTCTAGTTACGGTAGAAACAAAGAAGCCATTCTCTGTCCCTCTATGTAACTATTTATATTAATCACGAATCGTCAAATAAATGTTTATTTTTTAAATATATTTTTTCATCTAATTCTATTTCAATTTCTTCGTCTTTAAAAAGACATTTACCAACTCCAGGTGATGCTGAATGTAATAATAAATTTGGAATTTCTTGTTCCTTTACATATTTATTAAACACTCTCATATATGATTTGGGTAATATCATATCTTTAACTGTACTAGGTCTAGCTTGTTCAGTCCACAAATAACTATTATATTTTTTTGTCATTAATCTTCCTCTACCTCAACGTTAAAATTATTTTCTACTCCTAATAATTTTTCTAATCTATTTATTATACTATGTATCTCTGCATCAAGTATATTCTCGTCAAATTCTCTGTCTGATGCTATAACACGTATATTATATAACAAACATTCACATGCTTCATGATATGCTAAGTAATTAATAAATCCTTTTGGTGTACTCTTCATAACAAGAAACGTTTTAGAGAAAAAAACTATATATGCTTTTTGGTTTACATTACCCATAACATGAGCATATGCTTCTTTTTCGTCTGTATGTACAAAGTTAAAATGAATATCATCTAATCCAAATTTATCACTCCATTTTAAAAACTCAACTTTAAACTTGTCAAAGTCCTTTTTAGTCGTTTGCATTATATATCTAACCTTATTATGTTAACTCGTTCTAAAAATTGTTCTTCTGTTTCTGAAAAACCAATCCAATTATTACCTCCAAAATGAACAGCAAATTTATTCATATCTGGTAAATATGCAGTAATAATTCCATTTACATCTGTTCCAACAAGTATGTTACCACCTTCTTTATCGTATAGATTTTCTTTTAATGTCACTTCACCATGATTAATCAATGTTATTACCTCTTGTTGAATTTTTTTCTCATTTTTTTCTTTGCTTTCTTTTTTGATTTCTTTTTTTCTAACAAACGTTCTTTTTCTTTTTTTATATCAGTACATAATGCCAATGAAATTTTTCTATTTCTTTTTTCTTGTTCACGTTCTAATTTTCTAGTTAAAGGAACATTACCAGTAAACATTTTAGGTATATCTTGTTTATTAAATATACATCTACATGGGTTTGGTATCTCTTCACATACTGTTTCCATTGCAGATGTACCATTTGAAGTAACTGGCATTTCTGTAGTAATAGTTCTATGTGATACTATACCAGTTCCATTACAATGCTTACATGAGCTATTAGGTTTGTTTACGGCCACTCCATTTTGAGCTGCTGCAAATTTTATTTTTTCATAAGATGTTAATTTAGAAAAATCTTTACCATCAGTCTGTAACTTTACAAATTCTTCAACTGCTTCTGGAACAGGTACATCGGTAATTGGAGAATCAGAGAGTTCTTGTATCTCTCCTTCTTCTTCAACCAATTCTTCTTCAATTTCTTTATCTCGTAATTCGTCCATTATTCTTCCTCGGATTCTGCTATGTATATGTTAAGTTCAATATCCAACTCATTTATGTAAGTAAACTTTATTACACCAGATGAATTTAACTCTACATTATAATCATGTTCAGGTGCTAATTTAATGATTTCTGCATCTACCATAAATTCAAAATCTTCCGTTGCTGTTCCTTCCAAATCAATTTCTTCTTCATATGTAGGTTCATTCTCTTCATGAAAAAGTTTAATTAATAATTTATCACCTTCTACTTTAAAGGTCAATTCTTCTGCTTTGGTTAAACTTGCCATTGTTTTAAACTTCTTAAATGTTTCTGCTGTTATAATTACATTGGCATGAGATTCACTGAAGTCTACATAGTATTCATCTTCATCATCTTGTATAGCTTCTAATTCAGCCAAATGATATTTCAATTTAGCTCTATTCTTTTTAATAGAAAGTTTTAAACTATCTTGATTTATTATGGGTTCGTCGTTTACAGAAAATAAAGTAAAAAATTCTTTATAATCGAAAAAGGATATGTCATCACCTTCAAAATCAAAACAAGATATTGGTGCTTTGAAATCATATAGTATCGACTTAGACGAATTTTTATTGTTTATTGTTATGAATTGATTATCTTCCGATTTTTTAATTGTTATTATGTTATTTATTTCAGATAATTTTCTGATTAATAATAACGCTTCATCATTATATTTTACTTGATTTGTCATTTTCTATTTCTCCTTTATCAATGGCATTAATTTATATATACTATAGTTACGTATTAAACGATCTTTATGATCAAGACAATTTAACATTTCTTTTTTTGTTAAATGATCAACCTTACTCATATCAGGTTCTATCATTTTTAATTTAGTTCTTTGTTTATCTCCCCATTCAAATTCTATCCAGATACTACATACATTACATCCACAATAAAAATAACCTACTTCTTCTGGCTGTAAGGTTACTAATGTACATTCCCCATCTTTACTTTGAAAATCTGTTACATCATGACCACATACAGGACATTTACATGTATAATTTATACTATCAAACATTCCCATAAAAGGTATACTTTCGCTTATTGGTTTTCCTTTGTACACATCTAATATGTAATATCATCAAACAATACTGGAATAATTTCTTTGAATTTTTCTAATATTTGTATTGCTATTTCTCTCATTTGTGGATGTGCTTTTTTAGAACATCTTAATGTAAAAAAATGTCTCCATTCTCTTATGTTATATGTACATACTATTTCGGTTTTTAAACTGTTAGGTAATACACTTCTGGCTTCTTGTGCAATTGATCCATCTTTAATTAATGTAAAATACATTTTTTCAGACGTTTCACATGCCATTTTCCATGTATAGTAATTTCTACTAAACTCTTTCCAGAAACTAGGACGTATTACCGTTATTTCGTTTCCAAATTTGTTCTTATTATACGAACAATATCGGGTCGACTCCATAGAATATGCAGCAATACGATGACGAACTATTTCGTGGGATACACCTCTATCACATACGATTAGAACTGATATCGAATAATGTTCTAAAACGCTATGGTGGCCTGACTTTATAATAGTTTTACAGAATTTTTGTGCTGAATCTTTAGTGATCTTATCTTCTGATTTATAACATGTACGACCTGCACGTTCTATTTTTTTAAGAATACTATTTCCATTTACTCTGTCCAATATCTTAAAACTAGGTTCAATTATTTTCATTTCTTTTCCTTTCCAATGTAATAGTATAATCTATATTCTGTTCTTTAACCTTATAATCATTTTCTATATCATCAAACTTATATAATTCATGTAATAATACTTTATGTACTTGTATTTCGGTATTACTTAATTCTAAAAATATAATAAATATATCAGATTCTTTTATAAGTGTATCGAAATATGAAGTTGGTTCTTTTTTATTGTTCGAAATATAATCATCTATAAATTCTTTGGTTATACTATGAAGATTGTTTTTTATATGTTCTCTAGAAGTCAATGATTCTAAAAAATACTCTTTTATTTTTTTCATTTCTTTTCCTTTTAATGATGTTATTTAAAATACACATACAAATCAATTCCCATGTTCTCATAAACGAATAGAGTGGGTACAATGGTTTCTTCAAACTTACCATGTTTATTATCCATTACCTTAACGGTTTTTATTCCAACCTGAGCAATTAGGTTTGTACATACTGTACATGGATAATGAGTACAATATAATGTAGCTCCCACTAAACGATTCCTATCAGAAGCAGTCATAATTGCATTCTGTTCTGAGTGTATCATAAAAGGATATTTGTTATACTTATAATCCTTTTTAGATACCCCTAATTCATCGTATGTGTTTACTAGAGATATTTTCTCTTCGTCTCTAGTATATGGAACTATACTACAATCTTTATTTCTATGTACTCCGAATTTTGAAGGACAACCATTGTACCCCATTGAAACGACTTTCCCATCAGCATCGATTATTACTGCTCCAACTTGAGTATTTTTATCTTTACTTAATGTTGCAATCGTTTCAGTCATTTTAAAATACACATCATCTTTTTGTGATGATATAGATTCTACTTTACAATTAGATGCTATAATTTTACTACATAACATTTCATCAACAATGTTTTTGTTTGAATTTAAATATTTAATTACTTTCATTATCTTCTTTATATAATTCTGTACTTTCAATATGTTCGTTTATTATATCATTACACAATTGATTAAAGGTTATATCTTTTTCGTGTGCCATCATAGCTAACTTTAGAAAATCACTATTAGATAAATCAATTAAAACTTCTTCTGATTTTTCTTCATCAAAATAAATTTCTGCTTCCTCTTCAGAATTATCTTTACATTTTGTACACATAATATCCTCTCTCCTTTCGTCTATTATTAATATAACACTTTAATTTTTGGACTATTCCATTCTTTGGACTTTTATTTTTTAAAAATTGGGCACAAATTATCCATATTGACATAGGTATATTCATCTAATTTATTTATCTCTCTTAATACAAGGGATTTCATTTGAGCAGTACCAGTTGTCATATCAACAAAATACAACATCATATCACCTGCGTTTATTATAGTCCCAAATGATGTTGTAGGTTTTACATTGTCATGATCAATATCAAGTCTTCTCATACTATCTATTCTCTTTTGTTTCATCCCATTAATTATATCTTCTGTTACAGGATTCGACTGATTTATCATTTCTTTAAAGTATTGTTTCATTTTTATTTCACTCCTTTTTTATATTAACCGCATTTTGACCAATCACATATAGGACACGTTATACACCCTTCCATGAAAATCAATTTATTATTATTACAACTAGGACAAGAATATCCTGATGTTTCTTCTCCATTATTTATATATTTTTTTAATACTCTATTTGATGCAGCAGTTAAACTAGTAATATCATCCGTAGATTTATTTAATTGTTCAACTACAAATTTAACTGGAACTCCATGCCTCAAATTAATTGATATTAACCTAAATAACATTTGTTCTATTGGTGTAAATTGTTCAGAAAAATTCTCAATCATAATCATTTCGTCTATTTCAAGTTTATATTGACCTCTCTTAATCTTAATAATTTTACCTTTTCTATGATTGAAATTAAAAGAAAGTTGTTTGTTCATTAAACCACCAAACATTTCATATGGTTGTCCATTTTGTAGACCAACAGCAAATATATAAGTTTCTCCCTTTACATTTATACAATATATATCACAATCTAATATTTTTTCTCGTTTAAGTGAATTCATAGATGGTATAATTGAATTTTTAGAAAAATTAAGTTCTTTTAATTCGTCATCCGAAAAATTTTGAGTATGCATTGTTACATTTTCGTCTTTTAATTTAAATGCCATATCTCTAAATGGTATATACGATATAATACCGTACATCTTTTTATCAGGAAATACCGAAAGAGATTTTATTTCTTTTTCTTTTGCTAACAATATAAACTTATATACATCTTTCCATTTAGTGTCTTCTGGTAACATATACGTAACAGATATAGACGAATCACAATATTCCATTAATTTTGACATTAATTCTATTTTATCGAATGCAGATATATCAGTAGATTGTTTAAACGTGATTCCAGTTTTATCAATATTATTATGTATATACTCTACTATTTTTTTACCATTAGTTCCTTCCCAATCATCTTTTATATTATCAGAATCCATAGGTAATTTATATCCACTTTCTTCAAATTTCTCTCGTACAATTCTTGGTATACAAAAGTAATATTCGTATTTTCCCGATATACGAGTCCGTTTCCAAAAGTACATACCAAAGCTAGGCTCAACTCCATAAGACATGATAGAACGTCTAAAAAGAAGGCTCAGAGTATTGTGGCTTACTATGTTATCACTTGTTTTATAATAATGTGAATTTTCAACTTCAATATCATATGTTGGAACATTATAATCATATTCCACATCTTTTATTTTTGTGGTTTTATATTTTTTTGGAAGTTTTATATAACTCATCGATTTTCTCCAGTATAAATTCTAAGGTCTGTTTTTTATTTTTTTTAATCTCATATTCCCAAATTATAATATGCTCAGTGTTATATTTGGTTTTTATAAAATTCAATCTTTCTTCGTCTTCTTTCCATAATTCATGTGAATATTTTTTATGAAATTTATTAAATTGATCTGATGGATATTTATTTGGATTTAAATGCCAAAAATCACCAAAAATTTCAATCACTAAATTCAAATCTTTTATATACAAATCTGGTATTATTGCTTTTTTATTTGTTTTTTCTATATATGGTTTGTCTGTATAAAAAATATATTTGTTTTCATCCCAATAAATATTTTTGAATTTATATACTTCCAAAAGAATCAACAATTCTTTTACAAAATTAATTTCTAATTTACTTGTTCCACCAAAATTGACTGTTTTGTCTTTTACATTTTTCCTATATCTAATGAGACCCAATTCCTCACCATAGCGTTTTATAAATTTATCTAATGAACTAGTATTCTGTCTATCTTTATATGCTAACATCGCATTAAAATAATTTTGATTGTGTTTATCGAAAAAATATTGAAAACTTACAACATTAGTTCTATTTTTCCATTTATTTAATGCCTTTTCTGATTGCTCAAATATTGAACATTTTTTCTTAAATTCGTCATATTTTTTCCTACCTTCTTCTTCACCATATGAATTGATATATCTAGTTAAAGAACCAGAAGTTTTGTCTTTAAATTCTTGTAATTTCTTGGCTCCTTCTATCTTACCATATTTTTCAATATAATAAGACAAATCATATTGTCTTTTTCTACATTTTAATATTGATTTATACCAATTATCATATTTTTCTCCACCTTTTATTTCTCCGTGTTGTTTAATAAGTTTTTTTCTATATTTAGAATCGTCATTCATAATCGTTTGCTCCGTTGTTATACTATTATTTATACTTTTGGGGCAAAGCTCAATTATCGTCTATTATAATTTCATCTTCTTCTGTTATTTCGCTCAAAATTTTCCAAATACCATATCCTTCTTTTTTAGATTTCACTAACAATTTATGTGTATCATTCGTTCCTTCGAATACCGATCCATTTTCAAATAATATTTTTTTCGTTATAGAATAACCATTATAATACAGCTTTGTTATTTTTTCTAATTTATTATTAATATTAATAGCATATAATGGTTTTTTTAATTCGAACCATTGTTTTTCGTCAGTTTCTTCTATTTTTTTTAAATCTGATCCATTTCTCTCAAATATTTCTTGAAACGATAACATTCCTTCTGATGTTAATATTTTAGTGCTTTTAATAGTGCAACCTGTAGGAGCGATGCTAGAACAAGTAACATTTCTCATAGTATCAAACACCAATCCCATCTTTTTCATTCTTTTTATAAATGGAGATTTTTCGTATTTGTCTTTATTAAACAAACCAAAACTTCCTTTTTCTTTCCCCAATTTTATAGACGAATCATATAAAAAATAATTGTACATTTTGTTAAATTCGTACATCTCGTTATTAGCACCATCAGATCCATATTCTAAATTATGTTTAAATAACCATTCTCCCCAATTTGTAGATCCCGCTCCAGTTCTTCTTAATTTTTCTATAGCCAATTTTTGATGTGGTGTTGCATACGTTTTTTCTCTTAATTCCATTTCGTTTACATTATCCAAAAATCTATTTACAGATCCACTTACAACAGACAATTCTTCTTTGTATTCTTCTTTGATAATAGAAAATTTACCTACATTTAAAGAAGCTAATACACAAAGAGATTCCCTAGATAAATATTGTTCAGAACACGCATTAGTACCGATTATTCTAGAATCATATTCATCTTTTTCATCATATACATAATCGCTATTGGAATATTTTCTGGCTATATCTATATTTTGAATTCCAGGTTCAGCATTTTCATACATATTTTTTGAAATAAATTCTAATATCTTTCTTGCATTTTCTTTTTTAATTAATGTTTCTTTTTTTCGATTCTTCTTTGCTATATAATAATATTTATTTTCTTTTTTGTCATATGTACAATCCATATCTGCACTATGTACATCGATATATATTTTCTCACCTTTCTTTTCTTCTGGTATAACAAATTTCATTTCCCAATCTTTATCTTTATCTACACATTTATAAAATTCATTAGTCATTTGTATAGATATATTTGCATTTTGAATTTGCGTATAATCTTTTTTAATTTGTATGAAATCCATTATATCTGGATGTGTAATAGATAAAGAAAATAACATTGCTGGTATTCTTCCTTTTTGACCTATATAATAACCAATAGAATCCATAAATTTCATCCAATGTATCGTGCCTTGACTAACATTAGAAGAATTCATAACAGTTGTTTCTTTTGGTCTAAGCTGAGAAAAATCAACTCCCAATCCTTGTCGAAATGCAGCAGTTTTTGATATGGTATATGCAGTATTTTTTATTATTCCTTCTAATGAATCCCATTTAGTGTTTTGATCTGTACCTAATGATATGTATGTACAATTAGCCAATGATATGTTTTTACCACTTCCCGCACCTTGCATAATACTACCTGCTGGATGCCACCAATCATTATATATTTCATCAAACCATCTTTCAGACCAATATTGTTTATCTTCATCGTTTTTTTCACAAGATGCGATAAAATCACATACCCGTTTTAATGATTCTATATATGTTTCTTTTTCTCCATTCGTTTTTTCATTTGCATATTTTTTATTAAATACATCTATACTAAATTTATTGCCTTCAAAATAGTCCTCTGTTGATTGTCCTTCTACATCCTCAAACTTGATTTTGGTCATCTTTTAAATCTCTCCATTAAATATATTATCTTCAGTTAATATTCTAAACTTCCACATTTTACCTTCACAAAAACTACTTGCATATTTCCATTTATTTTTATTCTTTACATACTCACAAACAGCATAATTATAATTCTTTATTGCCTTTTGTGTTCTTCTTTTTGGTTTTACTGGTTTATTCTTTTGTTTAGCTGGTTTAATTTCAATGACATATGTATTAATTGCACCCGCTTTATTTCTTATCTCACAATATATATCTGGATAGTATCTTCTTGTCTTATGTATACCATTGATTTTATCTATATCGTATATATATGGTATTGTTATTATCTCACTACCCCATCTAATTACATTATCGTTATCATCACACCAATTAAACATCCAAAATTCCCACGAAGATCTAGCAAAAGGTATTTTACCAGATTTCATGTTCATACATTTTTCAGGATGTTTAGGGTTATACTTTCCTTGTACCCAACCATTTTTATGCATTTGCCACCATTTCTTTATATTCCACATTTAACTCAAATTCTTTAATATGGGTGAGTACATTTCCAAATCTTCAATCAATCCTCTCATCTTATGTTTAACCAAAAAGTTAAAGATTTTTCTTCCATTGTATTTATTTATATCATATGAATCGTAAGAGTTTGTGATATTTTTCTGGTAATCATAAGGAATCATATCTAAATTTATAAGCTGTACATTTCTTTTATAACTTTCTTCGATGTCCTTTCCTTCTATATGTGTAGGAACCTTTTTGATGTTCATATTCCATCCAATTTTAAATATGTTATCAAGACCTTCATCCATCATTTTAATAGCAGTCTTTGGCCCACATCCAGGAAACATATTAGGAACATCGTCTTTTTTATCTCCAGCTAATATTTTTATATTTAAATCTTGTTTGTAATTTATTGGTTTGTATATCTTCATATTAATCGGATCATATTGTCTGTAATGCTTAAACTTGTATAACTGTTTTAAATCAGAATCATTTGATATACATGTTACACTGTAATTTTCCCAACGTTTTTTTGTTAATACTGCAATAATATCATCTGCTTCACATCGTTCTAATTTTAAAAAACACATGTTACTAAATACATCTTTCATTTCATCTATAAAAGGATTTGCTACTTTAAAAAATGCATCAAAATCAACTGTTGCTTTTTGCCTACTAGATTTTCTTCTAATCTTATAATCAGCATATACATCTTTTCTCCAATAATTTCTATCGTCCATTGCAATCATACAATGATCTGCATTAAAAAAAAGTAAATCATTAAAGATACGCTCTATCATCATATACTTCCATAATGTAT